TTTGTAGCCATCTGTTTTAAAAGTGATCCTCTCCGAAGAGTATCATGCTGGTTTTCGTCCTCTCTCACACTCCATCCCTCTCTCTTTGCGTGCCTCAACTGCCGCTCATCTCTCACTCCCGCTCACCTCACCCGACGTCCAACAGATCACAGTGTTCCTTTTACGTCACAAGACGTTTGTTTGGGGTTAGAGGGCTCTTTGCGTCTAGACCTCGCTGGCTAACTGTTGGCGGTATCTGGCTATCACTGCTATGATGGGACGGAGTGTTTCTGCGTAATCGGCGTACGTCTTGGTGCGGCCTAGGAAGACTTGGGATCTTATGTATGGGTGCCACTGAGCGAGGGTGTTCCAGGCGCTAACTAGAGTGTAGCATGGACACGGGAGTCTCCCTCCGCTCAGAACCATTTCTACTGCTATCTTGTACGGCATGCGCTTCTCATACAAGTTCAACGCTGTGTATCGACTGCGGTCGTGTTCCTTCCACCAACTGCGCCAGCTCTGATCGTCTGGTTTGTGTGCCTCATTGTTGTTCATTGGCTTTATGCGCGTCTCGGCCTCGACTCCTCTGATGCCACTATGCTGGATGTACCGTTCGATGACATCTGCTGCCATCGCGGCTCCCCGCGGGTTCACACTGATCCCAGTTGATCTGGTTTTAAGCACTTTGGTGCTAACGATCGCTCTGCTGCGCTGCCATATAGTGTTGAGGTACTGGCGTGACAGGTCTCCGTACTTGGCCTGGACCTGGGGTTGTATTGGGACATCGAAGTATCTGGGCTGTCGTTCGATATATGGTGGCTTGTAGCTCACTGTGGTGTAGCCTCCCAGAGTCGTTCCTGCCCCCCCAATGGCGCTGGGCGTCGTGAGAAAGTCTACTGGGACACTGTGGCGTGTGAGGTAAGATCGGGCTAGACTGGCCATGAAACCGCTGGAGGCTGGGGCTCGGAGCGCGCAGGCGTCTAGGCCACGGCACACCTCCTTCCACACTTCGGTCGGCTCTTCAAGCGTACTCCAAGGTTTTTTGCTCACCGTGGACACCACACGGCGGGCCAAGTACTTGTGTGTAGTCACACCATCATACCGTGCACGTAAGAACTCACACTCGCGCATTAGCGTGCTTTTGCCTTTGGCCATGTCGTATCCAAACATGATCAGCATCCCAATGAACATCTGGCACACAAACTCTCGCTTCAAGCTAGCTACAGAGTCATCTCCGCGTATCTTGAAAAACTCTAGGACGGCCGTGATGTTCTCGCCAAAGGCGAGCGCATATAGCACTACTGTGTAGGCCCACGCTATGGAAAACATGATCAGATTCCACGTTAGTCCTATCGCTGTGGTCAGTCTATCGCCGGTCAGGAGTCCTTTTTTCACAGGTATGCGCTCACCGTTCCAGACCACAGAGCACTTCATGCTGGCTTCGCGAGCCTCGACGGCATTTGATCGCGCTTCCTGGGCGGCTGCGCTCTCGCCGCGCACGTACAATAGCGTCTGCTGCAGATCGCCGCGTTCCTCAGGTGTCAGCTGTCCATCCA